TATGGGAGCAGGACTTTGCCTACTCCCGCGCCGAAATCACCATTGCTGCGGGTTCGGGCGTCGTTGCTCCGGGCGCGGTACTGGGCAAGTACACCAGCGGCGCCAATGCCGGGAAGTACGCGCTGGCCCCGGCCGCGGCCGCCGATCCTGATGTCGGCAATCAGACCGCAGTCGCGGTGGCCCTCTACGGCTGCGATGCGACGAGCGCGGATCAGAAGATCGTCGCCATCGTGCGCGATGCGATCTGGAACAGGAACACGCTGTCCTATCACCCGTCCGTCGATCAGGCTGGCGAAAAAACCACCAAGATGTCGCAGCTTTCCGCTGTTGGCATCGAGTGCCGCTAACGGAGGGAAGCTGCAATGCTTGATATTTTCAACAACGACGCCTTCGGCGTCACAGCGCTCACCGACGCCATCGCGGACAAGGTTGTCCGGCCGGGCCGCCTCGGCGAGCTTGGGCTGTTCACGTCTTCGTCCGTCTCGACGCTCTCGATCGCCATCGAGCGGATCGGTGACACCATTCAGCTTGTAGCACCCTCTCAGCGCGGCGCGCCGGGTGAGACCCGCGACATGCCGAAGCGCTCGGTCAAGAACCTCTCCATTCCGCACTTCCAGCGTGACTGGGGCGTGATGGCTGACGAGGTGCAGGGCGTTCGCGCCTATGGCAGCGAAACCATGCTCAAGACGGTACAGGGGCTGGTTGCCGACAAGCTCGCGATAAACATCGCAGATCTGGACCTCACCGATGAGCACGCCCGCATCGGCGCCATTCAGGGCATCATCACCTACAAGGACAATACGATCCTGAACCTGTTCACGGAGTTCGGCGTCGCGCAGCCCGCCGAGGTGGACTTCGACCTCGACAATGCCAGTCCGGCGGATGGTGCACTTCGCCTGGCCTGCGTCACCATGATCCGCAAGATGCGGAAGGCGCTGGGCGGCGTTCCGTTCAGCAACATCCACGCCTTCTGCGGTGACAATTTCTTCGACAATTTGCTCTCGCACAAGGAAGTGCGCGACACCTACAAGGGCTGGACCGAAGCACAGATCCTCCGCGACAGCTACATCGGACCCAATCGCGCCGAGAACCCGATGTTCCAGTTCGGCGGCATCACGTTCGAGAACTACGGTGCGATCGATGACAGCGGTGATGGCGCTCTCATGGGCATCGACACCGACAAGACCAAGTTCATCCCGCTTGGGGTGCCCGGTCTCTTCCGCACCTATTACGCGCCTGCGGACTATGTCGAAACGGTCAACACCATGGGCCGCCGCCTCTATGCGAAGCAGTGGCAGATGGTCAACGGCAAGGGCATCAACGGCGAGACGCAGACCAACGTGCTGCACATTGCCACCCGCCCCGGCTGCCTGATGCGCGCGAAGCGGACCTGAGCAACGGGAAGGACACCATGGCCTCGCCGTTCGATGCTCTCGACGAGCTGGTCGCTTCAGCGGTACAGACTGCCTATGGCGAGGCAGCCATCCTCACGCCGCGCACAGCGTCTCAGTATGTACAGAGGGCCGCCGACGAAGACCGTCCGGCGGCAAATGTGCGGGGCGTCTTCTCCGCCGGGCCGGGGGAGTCCCAGATCAAGGGGCAGGCAACCGGCGGCGAGTTTTCCGGCGCCACCCGCATGCATGTGATGCGGGCCGAGTTCTGGATGACCGCCGGGCAGGTCGCCGGTCTGGGCTTTGCGCCTGCCAGGGGCGACAGGATCAGTTTTCCGGGCCGCCCCGGCTCGCCCACCTATTCAGTTGCGGCGATCCAGCACACTGACATGGGCGACACTGCCCTCATTCTCCTCCGCGAGGATCAATCCGAATGAGCCTGTCCCGCCTCGCCATGCGTATCGCCGCGGCCCGCGCCGTCAAGGGCGTGACGCTGGCAGAGAACCGCGTCTTCGACAGCGCCATCGACCCCATCGATCTGACGATTGCCGAGAACCGGCAGCCGATCCTGGTTGTGATGACCGATGAGCACGAGGCGATCCCGACGGGCCGCGACCTGTTTCACACCGATGCGTCCTGCGACCTCATCATCGAGGCGGCCATCGCCGCCCGGGTCGAGGTTGAGGACGAGGTCGGGATCACTATCCCGCACACCGACGAGGGCATGGAGCTCGTCCTCGACATGATGGAGCATCAGGTCATCGCCGCACTCACACGCGAGCGCACAGCCTGGTCCCGCGTCTGGATGAAGCTGGTGCCGCGCGTGAAGCGGCGCCTGTCGCGTCGCGGTGCATCCGCAGAGGGCGGGGTCCGTTTCGCTGCCCGGCAGATCGTGCTGACATGCGACCTGATCGAGGCTCCCACCGACGGCGCGGCCATCCCGGATGGCTCCACGTGGGCCGATGTGCTCGCGGTCATGGAAGCCGACGATGCGCTCCAACCGATAGCGGGTCTCCTCCGTGCCACCATCGAGGGCGAGCCGATTGCGGACTGGAAACGGGCGGCCAACATGCTCGGCATCCACATGGCGACCGCCAATGCGCTCGGGCTGGGGCCGATCCTGGACGAGGGAGACGATCCCGCTGGGGTGGACGTTATGCTCGTCACCGGCGACATCAGCGAAACGCTCGACGACGGGGCGGCAACGGAGCAGGGGTTTCCGAATGGCGATCCGTGAGCTTGTCGAGCTTGCCTCCCGGGTCGCCGAGCTTGAGCGCCGCTTCTCCGGCACAATGCGCCACGGAACGGTCGAGGAGGTCGACGCCGGGAAGCAGATCGTTCGGCTCAACCTCGGCAAGGATGTGGACGGCAAGCCGTTCCTCTCGCCGTGGATCCCCTATGCCCAGATCGCCGGGGCGCTCAAGGTCCATACGCCCCCCTCGAAGGGGCAGCAATTTACCATGCTCTCGCCCACCGGCGATTGGCAGCAGGCGGTCGCCCTGCCGATGACGTGGAGCGATCAGAACCAGTCGCCCTCCGGAAGTGGCGACGAGAACGTGCTCACCTATGGAAACGTCCGCGTCACCATCAAGGATGACCTCACCAAGGTGTTGGTCGGCGGCACCGAGTTCGAGATCACGAGCGGACAGGTTCACATCAAGGTGGGCGGCGTCACGGTCGAGATCACAGGTGGCGGCGTCTCGGTTACCGGTGGCCGCGTCGAACATGACGGCAAGAACATCGGGTCCACCCACATCCACGGCGGCGTCGTGCCGGGTGGCGGGCTCACCGACGTTCCTGCGAACTGAGGAAATGACCAATGGCAAGATATCTGATCACCGAGAAGGCCGGGCGCTTCGTGGCCGGCCACCGCAACACCGGGGTCGGCACGGTGCTTGATCTGCTGCCGCTCGCTGCGGAGTACGAGCTGAGACTGGGCACGCTGGTCCCGGCCGATCTGCCGCCGCTGCAGGTCGAGGCCTTGGAGACTGAGACAGCCCCAGGGCCCGAGCCAGCTGCCGAGGCGTCAGAAGCGCCAGCGAATGACCTCGTCAGCGCCCCACCGGCGACACCGCAGCTGGAAGAAGACGGCGGGGCAGCGGGACCGCCGAGCACCGTGGTCAAGCGCAAACGCCGCAGATAATTCGCAATGGGGCAGGCCATGACCGTCAATCTCCGTGATCCGTCGTTGGGGCTCGATGCCTCCACCGGCGGAATCCTGACCGGCTGGGAGCATGTGATCCAGTCGCTCCGGGACATTTTCGACACCCGCTTCGGCTCGCGCATCATGCGCGAGTGGTACGGCTCTTTCGTCCCCAACCTGTTGGGCCGCCTCATCACGCCCGACGAGGTGGTGCCATATTTCGCGGCGATTACCTCGGCCATCGAGCAGTGGGAGCCGCGCTTCCGGGCGACGCGCATCGAGGCCGTCAAGGTGACGCGCGACGGGCAGCTTCATGTGTTTCTCGAGGGCGAGTACCGGCCGCGCGCTGTCTATGGCGACTTTACCGCTGCTGGCGCACGGCGGCTCGACGCCTACGCCAATCCGGACGGCCTGCTGATCGAGGAGAGGCTGTCGCAATGAGCCGCTTCACAGCCATCAATCTCTCGGGGCTTGCTCCGCCCGACATCATCGAGACGCTGGACTATGAGGCCATCGTCACCGCGATGCGGAACGACCTCGTGGAACGCTTTCCGCTCATCGCGGGCGTGATCGACCTCGAGAGCGAGCCCGCACGCAAGCTGATTGAGGCCTTCGCTTACCGGGAACTCCGGCTCCGGGCGCGCATCAACGATGCGGCACGGGCCGTGCTGCTCGCCTCTTCATATGGTACGAACCTCGATCATCTCGGTGCGCTGTTCGCCACGGCGCGGCAGGAGGGCGAGAGCGACGCACGGTTCCGCCGCCGGATACAGCTGGCGCCCGAGGCCTTCTCGGTCGCCGGACCCGAGGGAGCCTACCAGTACCATGCGCTGACGGTGGCGCCGTGGGCACGGGATGTCTCGGCGGTGGCGCGTCGCCCCGGCGTTGTGCGGGTCACCGTGCTGAAAGAGGGGGCCGACTCCGCGCCGACCCTCACTGAGCGCGAGGCCATCCGCCTGCACCTCAAGGATGAGGCAGTTCGCCCGCTGACCGATGTGGTTGAGGTCGTTGCGCCAATCATCCGGAGAACCCGGATCGTTGCCCGGCTGACCCTCTATCCCGGGCCGGACGGAGAGGTGGTGCGCCAGCGGGCGCTCGCCGCCGCCACGTCATGGGTCGAGAAGAACCGCATGCTGGGCATGAACCTCCGGCGCTCGGCGCTCTTCGCCGCGCTCCATCAGGAGGGCGTCCATTCGGTCGAACTTATCTCTCCGGCGGCAGACCTCGTGCTCGATGTGACCGAGGTCTATGCCATCGACGGGGTCGAGGTGACGATCAGCTCAACCAGAGACGAGTGACGCGATGATCCGGCAAACGCTCCTGCCGCCAAACCGGACTCAGTTCGAGGAGGCCTTCGACTTGACGGGAGCGCGGATCGACGATCTTCCGCTCCCTATCCCGAAGCTGGTCCGGCCTTACGAAATCCCATCAAGCCACCTCGCCTGGCTGGCGTGGGGCCTGTCGGTTGACCTGTGGGAGAAGGAATGGTCGCAACAGAAGCACCGGGTGCTCGCCGCCCGCTCGCTGCCGATGCACGCCCGCAAGGGCACGCAGGCATCGATCGCGGAGCATATCCGCATCATGGGAGCGGAGCCGCGCCGCTTCATCGTCCCGCCCGCGAAGACTTATCTGATGGAGGGCTTCACCGAGGAGGAGCGGCAGGCGTTCCTTGCCCACTTCCCGCAGCTGCGGGTCTATCCCTTTGTCTCGCGTGGGACCTATCCCTTTGCGCATTTCACGTCGGCGGCATTCGGCAGAGCGAAGGCGTTTCTGGACACCTGCTGCATAAAGGACGTCGGGGCGTGGTCGAGATATATCCGCACGGCAAAGCTCTGGGACCGTGGCGAGGAGACGGCCCTTACCGTGCGGGCCGTGACACCAGAAGGCGTCGGGCGGTTCTACGCCGCCGCGTTCGACGAGGTGGTTCTCGGCCCAAAGCCGACGGCGGCGCTTCACTGTGATGCACCGCCGAAGGTGCGGTCGTTCCTGATCGACGACTTCGGCGTGGCGCAGCGGCTGATCCGCATCCCGCGCGATGCCTCTTACTCATTCCGGCTGGGCCGCGAGACCTACACGACGGTCTATCCGAATGCCGGCCTGATCGACGTCCGTCCGCAAGCGGTCGCCGAGGAACACGAGGGCCCGCCCGGAGCGCTCTACGCGACGCAGCGGCAATTCATCCTCGGCAAGCATCTGCCGCCCACGATCTCGTGGCGGTTCCTGTACGAGCGCTGGCACATTCACGATCCCGGCCGGGTGCCGGATGTCCGTGTCCGCTCAACCCACCTCGGCTTCACCCGGCTCGGCATGCCGCCATACCATGCCGAGGTCAGGACGAGGATCAAGGGCAAGAAGGCTCCGCGCACCGCTGGGCAGTTCGTCAACGGCTACCTGATGACGGGCAACCACAAGCCGATTTCGGATGTGCGTGAGGCGGTGCGCGTCTCGAAATCGCTTCGGGACAGGATCCTGCTCGACACCAGGACCTGGCGTTTCCCGCGCGCAGGCGACCGACTCAGGGTTGGGGCGGTTCGGATCGGAACATTCATCGAGGCATAGACATGGAAAGCGCAGTCATTTTCCGCGACCGGCAGGAATTGCAGTCCGCCGATCTTAACAACATGCAGGATTTCGCCCGTGCGTCCATCGATCACGTAGTGAAGGATGCCATCGACGGCGGCAAGGCCTACAGCGGCTTCACCGCGTCGAAGACCGCCGCCACGGAGATCACCCTGTCGCCCGGCCGGTACTATGCCGGAGGCCAGGTCTACGTCCGTGAAGAGAACATCGTCATCGACGTGTTCAACTCCCTGCCGCTTGTGACGAAGAAGCGGATCGCCATCGTGGCCTTCGGCCAGGCCATCGACACCGACGTGCAGCCCCGCGACTTCCTGATCGACGCGCAGATCGGCACCACCGAGCCACAGGCTGTCGCCATGGAGAACCTGCGCCGCGCCGAGCTGTCGGCGGTGGCGGGGACCGAGAGCCCGGACCCGGCTTATCCTCCGACCGATGCCAATGTGGTGGTGATCTGCTACGCCATGCTGGACACCTCCGGCATCGTCTCGATCGAGCAGTGGACCCCGACCCAGCTTCCGAACCTGAGGCTTGTGGCGAACCGGGTCACCGCCCTTGAGGTCTGGCGCGGCCAGATCAGCGGCCAGGTCGATACACTCCGCACCGACCTTTCGGCGCTGGCCGACCGGCTGGGAGCCTACGCGCTCAAGAGCGAGACGGTGGAACTCACCGAGCAGCTGGAGGATCTCCGCCGCAAGGTCTATGAGCCCGGCGCCTACATCTACTACGGGACCAACCACTTCCTGACGGATGAGGGCACGAACTTCGACCACGTCAACTTCGACGCGGTGGTCGCCGAGGGCATCCGCTTCCCCGAGGCAGGCTCGGCCACCTCGGTGCTGGCGCTGCTCAACCCGAACAATACTTTCGTGACGGTCAACAGCGGATTTGTCCTGCCGAAATACAGCCACGGCCTTCGTATGAACCTCGCCGGCTACGCGAGCGAGCTGCGCATGGCGCAGTACACTTTCGAGACCGCCGAGATCAGGCAGCTGTTCCGGTCGCGCGAGCGCCGCCGCTATGGCGCCACCAAGGAGGTGTGCAGCAACTCGTCCTGGTGGCGGCAAGGCATCTACGACCAGACCGCCAACACCTTCACCCGCAACGGCGA